GTCTGTTATCCAGTAACAACGGAAAAGATTTTGGAGTCGTCATCGGGACGATGGCCGACCTCGGGTATTCTCTTGCCTGGAGGGTGCTTGATGCTCAATACTTCGGAGTACCCCAGCGCCGGCGTCGTGTCTTCATCGTTGGCAGACGTGCTGCTGACTCAACAAGTCCTGCCGAAATACTATTTAAGTCCGACGGCTTGCGAAGGGATCCTTCGACGAGCCAACCGACGGGGCAAGACTCTGCCAGAAGCTCTGACTAATGCACTGGTACACCAAATCAAGACGAGCACAGAGTAGTGAAGATTACGAAACTTGGGTGGAGGGTGGCGTTATGCCAACACTAAATGCTTTTGATAATGGTGATGTGCGAACTACGATCATCATCTTTCACCCCCACTACCACGACGGAGCTAGAGTACAAGGAGATACTATGAATACTCTTACATCACGTATGGGTACCGGTGGGAACAACGTGTCTTGCGTTGCTACTGTCGTTACCACAACAGCAGATGTGGTCGGATCGCTACAAGCAAGAGACTATAAGGGAGTAGGTAACCAGTACGTGGCAGAGAATAAGTTAGTAGTTTCATTTGATACACAGTTTGGATCTAACGCCACAACCTTTGAAGATATGTCTCCGACTCTTAAAGCTAGTCAGCAACCACCGTCAGTAACTGGTAGTTCAGTACGACGGCTAACGCCAGTCGAGTGTGAAAGGTTGCAGGGTTTCCCTGATGACTGGACTGCTGGACAGTCTGACTCTGCTCGTTACAAACAAATGGGCAACGCAGTTGCGGTGCCTGTTGTAGAATGGATCATACAAGGTATCTGTGATACGATCTAAACCTTGCGGTTAGGACCGCCTTCCACCTAGCCGCTTACCAGTAGCCTCACCGTAACCTCTTTCCGGTGGGGCTACTTTAATTATCGGTGCTATAAAATCCTTTACCCTTGAAGGTAACAGCAGGAGAAGACCAGCAGCGAGACATCATCTGGTGGCAGTCAGTACACATAGGCTCTTCAATAGCAGCGTGAATAGACTGCTCAATATCTCTGGTGCTACCGCACTCGCACTTGAAAGAATAGATCATAGCTTTACCGCCTCGTTTATATCTAAGTAACCTACTAACTTGTAAATCTTTTCTTTGTTATCAAACTCAGTAGACGCTGGCATCACTTGTGTATACCAATTAGGTTCCGGGATATCCATAAGGTCAAAGGAATAGATACCAAGTGGAGTTGAGTTGATGTAGAAGGGAATGTAATCTCGCTCTGCTGCTTGGGTAATCAACTTACGATACTTCATCTCTTCAATAAGCAGGGTTGGATAGTGAGTCTGCCTGCATTTAAGTTCGATGTAGTGAGCAGCTTTGGCGCTGGTGCAATCGTAAGAGTCATAGATACCGGGTGACTTAACTAAGTCTGGGTAAAGGCTCTGTTGAAGATAGTTAAATAACTCTTCTTCTTTCATCTATACGGTGTCTCTCCGCCTAGTTTCTCTTGCAACCTGCGAAGGGAGTTGGTACATCTGCGATCAGCAGTAGACACAGCACACTCCAGGAACGCTGCTATCTGTTGTAGCGTAGCGTTATCGTGGTGGCGCATACGCAGTGCGATCTGATCCTTCTGATCTAATTCAAGGAAGGCTTTCTTAATATCTATAAGGCTAGCCAGCAGGTTGCCACCTTCCGCCGGGCTAGATGAGCCGCGTGGCTGACCATCTCTAATCATCTCTTGTGCTTGTTCTAGTACTGTTCCGTCTATGACGGAGGCAATAACAAAGGGCAGTAGCTGACCGAGCATAAGCGTTTCATAGTATGCCTCATCCATTAACTGATAGCCGGACTTGTTAGCCTTCTCCTTGCGAACATAGCGTTCTGCTGCTCGTCTCATCTGGTAGGCAATACGCTTTTCGTTATGCTCTAACTGCTTAGGATCTTCGACGCTCATCTGCTCAGTGATGTAATCGTTGCGGGTAATAGCCCAAGCAATACACTCCTGAGCGATGTCGTCTTTCTCTACCCAATTCTTATAGCGCCGGTGAATTGCATAAGCAACTGACGGCGCTAAGTCATAGACAACAGGGTGCAGATTACTCACAGTCTCGCGTCTCTACTTCAGGCCAGACATTATCTAGAACCATCATCGCAATAGCAGAGTAGTTAAGTAGATCAAGGTATGAATCACGCAAGGACTCGTTGCTAGGCTTAACGCCAGAGTCAAGCAGGTTGTTGATGCGAGCTATCTTATCCCACATACGTACACGCAAACCATTAAGTGGTCCACCTGGTGAGTGAGCAATATTCTTTGGGCCGTAGTCGTGGTGTTTACGAATGAGTAAGTTGCCTGCCGAATCCATAATACGCCAGACATCTGCAACAAAGGCTTCGTCTACCTTGTCGGTGTAGGGCGCAAGAGAATTGTCTCTGCTTCCGTATTTATCTCTAGGATCTGAAAGCCCATATGCTGCAAAGTCTGTACCATCTGTTGCCATTCTTCTTTACTCATCCTTTCAGTTCGCCTATTAGCAGAGTTCTGGTGGCGTCTGCCCCGTATGCTAAGTAGTAATCATTTATATCCATACCCGCAGGTAGTGTAACAATTTGTGAGTTAACTATCTCGTTAGCGACACGTTTAGAGAAGTCAGCACCGGGGTTAGATCCGTCTTCTTTAATATCGTTATCGCCTACCACGTAGACCGTTTCATAACCTGTAAATAACTTAGGAAAGTGTGGCTTCCAAGACTGCACGCCCGGTACTCCGACTGCTGGAATACCCACCATCCCGCTAGTAATCACAGCATCTAACTCACCTTCGCATACAACTATGTATGGCGACAGTGGTAGCACATCTGCCACGTTGTACAGGTGTGCCTTCTGCCCAGTAGGTGAGCCATACTTAGGTTTGCCATCGTCAATGCGACGGAACTTGAAGCCTACGCAACCGCCATTAGCAGTGATGTAAGGGATAGATATCCACCCTTCATACATCTCGTGACCGTTCATCGGCTCTGTTACTGTGCCAAGTTGGAACTTAGCTGCTACAAGTTCAGATATTCCACGTTCGTTTAGAGCGACTAGAACTTCCGGACTTACCTCTTGAGCGTATCGCTGCGCCGCTTCCAGTAGCAATTTCGACTGCGCGTTTGAGGCCATCCTTAAACTCCAAGTTCTCTATGATGCAGACAATGCTGACTGCGTTACCACCTCTGCCGCAGGTATGGCAGAAGTACAAATTGTTATAAGTATTTATTACAGCAGACCTACGTGTGTCACTATGCAAGCAACACTTAACCGATACATCTTGACCTTCTCTGACTTCACCGCCAAAGAAAGAAACGATTGGACCTATGGGGATTGCGTTTGCATCAGCGGAGTTCTTACTCCCTCGACCTTTACCCAACCTTGACCAGTCTTGTGCTGGCATACACACCCCTCACACTTCTCGTGCCAGTGTGCTGCACGCTTTAGATGGTTAGCCTTGTTCTCTTCTCCGGCTTTAAGACAGCTTAGGCAGATCATCCTTCTGTCTGACTTCCACTTTCGACCACCGCTGGCTCTGTGGCATTGACTTCCTCTTGAACTTCGACTGCTTCCGTCTCTTCAACGGTTTGATTTTCGACGGCATTTGGGTCGCTCCAAATCTCTGATGTTGTTAGTTCACCTTCTGGTACTGGCATTATTGTTTCTCCTTATATTCTTCGTGAAAGATTCCTTTTTCTTTATGTCTTTTTAAGAGGCTATGCAAACCCTTTTCAGATATGCCACCAATAATTAACCCGCACTCACATTGAATTGAAAACGCTGGAGGTGTATTGACAAAGCCTATCCCTTCGTTATAGCTCATTGCTTCTCCTTTAACCATTGTGCTAGATCCTGGATTACCCAGGCTTGATCTATTGAAGCGTTGCGACGCTTAACTATTACATAAGACGGTGGCACTTCCCCAAGACCACGTGCCTTCGCATAGTTAAGCGCCTCAACTTGTGCTTCTCTCCAGAACTGAGGCAACGAAAGAGTTGCCCTGTTCTTGAGTTCAAGGATGTAAGTTTCCCCTGCGATAACGGTGACGATGTCGCCTTCATCCTTTGCCCCAGCTTTAGTCAGACGCTCTGCAATGACACCCATTTTACGGAGCCACTTCATTACATCTGTCTCAAACTGAGAACCTTTAGTCTTGTTGTACTGACTCATCTACCAGTACAACCTTGTTGGTTTTGTAAACCATTTGTCCTTCTTCATCTTTGACTATCTCTACGATGCCGGACTGGATCATCGCATTGAAGAAGTTAGCCAGATCTACTTTAAGTATTGCTACTTCTCTTTCAACATCACTCATTCTATTTCCTTATCTATTATTGGACTACATATCCGCCGTCGTATCCAGCTATTACATCATTTCTTAACATAACACCCCACGCATTTTTATCAGATATCTGACAGGCTGCGTAGTTTACGAACAGCGTTACGAAGTCACTGGCGTCTGCAAAGTGTGGACCGAAACGGTTCTTCACAGCAGCCACCTTTAGTTCACCGTTCGATGGGTCATAGCCAAGCGTTAGGATTAACGCCGGCAACTGACTTACCTTACCGTGAATAGCACGTCTGGCAGGTGGTTTAGATGGTGATCCATACTCACTCTGCTCAGATACGTGGTGCAGTACAAGTACACAGGCTTCTGTCTTACGTGCCATATCGTGGAGTTCCATCATTATCGCACGTAAGCCAGCCCACTCATTGTCAGTCTCTGCTGCCACGTTCATTAAGTTATCTATAACTATTAGTTCGGGAGCCTCGCCATATAACTCCACGTATGCTCTGATCTCTAACTCGATATCGTCTAGTGATGGTGACGAATCAAAGACCCATTTAATATGATCTAGTTTGCCAAAGTGTTTATCGTAGTAGTGCTTATCCTTAGATAAGTTTGCTTCTACTGATACCTGTGAATGACCAGATGCAGCAGATGCTGCTCTCATCATTACAGTTGTGGTGTCTGTATCTGCCGAGAAGAAAAGCGTTGACACGTTTGCTTTCATCGCATAGATAAGAGCGAACATAGACTTACCAGCGTTAGGTGCAGCAGCTACCATACAGACTTGTCCACGTCGGAACTTAATCTGCTTTGCTGACAACGCTTGCCACACGTCCGGAAGAGGTGTTGCTTTGGTAAGCACCCCACTCCAAGCACGTGATAAGTCAAGCAACGTCTTCCCCTCTCAACGTAATGTTTCTTTGTTGACGGATTAACCGTCTCTGTCTTTCAGTTACCCCGCCCCAAATTCCAAAGCGTTCGTTCTGAACTCCCCATTCTGCACATTCGGTACGGTGAGGACAACCTTTGCATATGGAAATAGCCATAAGCATTTCAGTTGAGTTGCTAGTTCCGTCGTGTTTTTCGGGGAACCAGAAATCTCCACCTACTGTCGCGCAAGCAGGGTTCTCATAGAACCTTGGCTCGCGCATAGATTATCGGATCCAGATGGTCTCGCACTTGTCTGTTGCACCCTTTGGTGCAGCACACATATAGCCCTTCCAAGGACCCTTTGCTGATGTACCTGAACGGAAAGCCATTACTCCGTGACGGCAAGATTGTTCTCCAGGTGCAGGAGCAGCGGCAGCAACTGGTGTTGCGTTAAAAGCTGCAGCAACTGCTGCAACTGTTGGTGCTGGTGCTGCTACAGGTGCTACTGCACCACCTGATAGTTCTGCACCGGTTGCACGAATGTTAAGTGCGTTCATAGCAAGATCTGCTAGACCACTTTCAAGATCTGAAACTGTTGCTGCATAAAGATTGATAAGTGTTCCATCGGCTAACTTGTAGTTAACCTGGAACTTAGTTGTATCGGGTGCTGACATATTACTTTCCTCCACTTGGTTTGATGTTTAATCTAATGGACTCTTTACCAACAACCTTTGGTATAAAGCCCAGTAGTTTTTCTACTTGTTCAGAGTCAACTGTCTCACGACCTTTAACCGTTGTCCAACTGATCTGAATACCACTAGCGGTAACGCCAGTAGTTCCCTCGAAGGATGACTTCAAGGAATCCTTTTCTTTCTCCAGCTCTTTAATCTTCTCATCTAACTGCAGATACTTCAATGCGTGAGTGTCAACTTGTGCGTCCTCAATCACGACTTCACTGAGGACGATACGTTCTTTTATTAAACCCACACAACCCATATCACCGGATGCGTCGTAGTACTGGCAATAGTTCTTACAGAAACTAGCGTCCTTCTCAGGTGCTGGTGCCTCTGGCAAAGCCTTTACATTAGCCAACCACTGCAACGCTTCTAGTGCGGAGACTTCATCGTATGGTTCAGAGTGGACTTTAATATCCTTCTCATCACCATCACGTGCAATCGCTACTAGGTTAACTGTCTTAACTTCATAACCGTTCTTAGATAGCAAGTAGCCATAGACCTGCACCTGCCAGCGCTGTTGCGCTGACGGGAAGTAACTAAGGTTCTTTACCTTGCTTGTCTTCCAGTCAATGACCGCACCGATACCTGGTACGAATAAGTCAACGTGTGCTTTCATATCACCGTATGCAACTTCAGTCTCGACTAGGTAATCTTTACCTTCTGGATCTAGCGTGGTGATTGCATCTTCGATAGCAGCGTGGATAGCAGTACCCATAATTGCTGCCAGCTTTGACTGATTCTCATTAGTCTCTGGCTGTGCATTTAACCGGTACCAAACCTTACGACGGCAACCACCAATCTCTGATGGACCTACCTGTGTCTGCTTACTACGATCACGACCTGCATCTTTAG